ATTTTTTCTTGACATTATACAAATATATATTCATTATCGAAGCTCTCTTCCTCTGTGTATTCATCTTTATTTATAAAGTACTTATCTAAAGATTGTTGGTCGCTACAATAGATTAAGCCTCTGTATATCTCCTCATCATCTTCTGACGATACCTGTACTCTGTAAGTATATAAATTATCCTCAGTTAGACTAAAAGTACCATTCAGCACCATATAATCTCCATCATCTGATTTGGTTGGAGTAATAGTAGCTGTAGTTCTAGTTGCCTTATCCGTAAGTTTTATAACTGGGGAGTCAGCATCCTTTCTTGGAATTATCTTTAATTCTTGAGTTCCTGATGTAGGGAGTATATCCATATACAAAATAACTTTACCCTATTGAATTGTTTTCACTAAGGTACAAAAAAAGGGGGTAAAATACCCCCCTTATTGAATTTACAAGTATAGTCTAATTATACAGTTCTTTGTGTAGAAGCAGTATCAGTAGCACTAGTCATTCCAGCAAATGGGTCTGCCGAAGTAGCACCATCCACAAAGTTAGGCATAGTTATCTCGTTAGCAGTCAGAGTAAGAGTATAACCTTGTAGGTCTCCCATTGCAGTTCCTGTTACTGCTGTACCTCCTGTTACCTCCGCTCCATGTTCTCTACCGACTAGTAATAACTTACCATCAAAAGTCTCTACAAAAACGTGAGGTCTCCCAAATGCCATCAATTTAAGCTCTTTGTTATCCTCTTTAGTTAGTTTATGGAGAGTTAAGTTTACAACTTGCTCAAAGAATGTTGTACCATTCTCAAGAGAAGTCTGAATATTTGTTTCTAAGGAAGAATTACCTTTAACATCGTAAGAGTGGTAATCAAAAGTTCCATCCATATCTGTTACTTCGTCATCAACTACAGTAACATCTCCTAGCTGACCGAAGTCAACAAAGTGAATCTTTCTAATACCACCTACGGCATCTTTACAAGGCTTTAGTCTCCCACCAGTTAAATTACAGCTCATAGTATATTATTTTTTTATATTAAAAAAGGGTAGGCAGATTAGTTACCACCTACCCCTTCTTATTGATTAATTATTATTTATTAGTCGTTAGCAGTGTTGGAGATACCGTAAGTTACGATGTCATCAACAATACCATACTGTACACCTGCAGTAAATCTCATTACGACTCTTACGTTTTGAGACCCATCGATGTCAGCCATATCAATAACTTTTACTTCGTTGTGGTCAGCTAAAAGACCAGTACCAAAGTATAAGTTAGACTTCTCAGCAGCTACGGCTGTATCATCAGCTAGACCGTTAGCAACAAATAGTTTTACACCATCAAAAGATAATGCTCCACCACCATACCATTGAGTACCTTTATTATCAGTACCAGCATTTGAAGTAGCAGCAACAGAGAATCCACCTAAAGCTCTTACATAAGCTCTAGCGATATTCTGAGAAACATAGATGTTTAAGTCCTCACTTCCATAAAGAGTAGAAGGAATAGCATCTACTATAGAACCTAACTGTGCAACTACATTAGAAGCGGTTACTGAAGTTCCTGCAATTTCATTTGCTGTTGGCAAGTTAGCATCAGCTCCTAATAGAGTAGTTAACCCATTAAACTGTCCTGAGGTAGAAGTGTCTCCTGCCCAGATAGACTGCTCAGTTCTTTGTGCTACTTTAGCAGCAACGTGAGAAATCAAGAAGTCAGAAAAGTTAGAAGGTAAAGTGTCGTGGGCAGAGAATCCCATAGAGATAGCTTCCCAGTCATTTTGAAAGTCAGACTTACATAGTTGTAAGTTTACTTGCTGAAATTCAGGAGTCAAAGTTCTCTCATCAAGAGTGATAGTACTTGTTGCGGTAAAATCACAAGACGCATCTTTTACGATATCATCAGTAGAGATAGTTTTAATTACTTCCTGAAACTTAATGTTTGGCTTAACAGTTAATCCACCGTTTTCCAAAGTAGAAGCACTTAATAAAGCAGCAGAAATATATTGTCCTGCAAATTCCCCATTATATGCTACACTAGCGTTTTGAGTTGTTGTTGTTGGCATTTTATTTAGATTTAGTCGTTATTTTTTAATGTTAGATATTCTTTGAAATACTTTATCCGCAGTACTCATAGGTCTATTTTGTGCGTATAAATTCAAACTTGGTTTTGCCTCTTCTTCAGGGCTGTGTTTGATTGGTTCAGCAGCAGGTTCTTTAGAAAGTTCTTTTACTTGCTCAGATAGAGCTTCTTTCTCTTTCTTCATATAACCCATCTCTTCATCAATCATTTTCTTAATAGCTTCGATTTCAGCTTTCATAGCCCCCATATCAGCCATATACTTTTCTTCAGAAACATATCCTTCTTTTAGGTCTGTTTCTTCCTCCACTACTTCCTCTTCGCTTGAAGCCTCTACTTCTTCAGTAGATACCTCTTCAGATAGTTCTGTAGTTTCTTCTTGTACTTCTTCAGTTGCTTCGCTAACTGCTTCGATAGATTCCTCTTGAACTTCTTCATTAGAAGTAAGCTCTTGAGCTAATTCATCTTCTTTAGTCAACACAGACAACTTCTCTAAAATTTCGTTTAAAATAGTTGTTGACTTCATAATAATTATTAAGATTTATATAAAATAATTATCTAACAATTAAGTGTTAGATTTTCACTCAGTTGTCCCTGTTATATTGCCAATCCCTTGAGCCTGAAAACTACCATCACAGCATTTACTAGAATATGTTCTACCATCTTTACAAAGGCATCCTCTTTTTCCGTTCTTAGGACTTGGTGCTTTTTTGTTGTATTCTCTTCTCATAATCCTGCGTTTTGAGTTCGTTGTATAAAAAATATAATATCCCAAACTTTAGCATTTCCTCCATCTGACTGAATTTTTGGAGTAAGACCATTTGCTAAAGCATTAGCATCTAAATAGTATTGGAACATTATATGTTGGTTCTGTGTTTCATCGTTACCTTTATAGAAACCTAGTGCCATATTTATTCTATCATAATCATCAGCACCTGTTAAACTGAAATCTAAATGAGTCTGATTAGCATTACCTGCCGACTTCTTAAATACAACGGTTACAGAATAAACATCATTTTCGTTTTCTCCTATAAATTTATTTGTGGATGAATTATAAAAGTCAATACTTGAATGGCTTCTTACAATACTACCACCATTATTAGGCAATGTAACCTCAACACCATCCGATAGTAATAATTTAGTTTCATCACTTGTTCCAGTATAAAACGTATCGTCATACCTTGCCCAACCTAAATTTTGAGTTGCCCCTAAGTTTTGTGGATATACAATAACATTCTCATCATTATGCCCCATATATAAAGCACTATCTGTACGCAACATCGCACCATTCTCTATATTGACATTATCAACTACAGACTGCTCTACATCTTCAACGTGGACTCTATAAGCTGTGTTTTTACCCATTATTTTTTACTTGATTTTGGATGTTTCTTTGGCAATAAATCATAGTCCGTAGTGTACTTTGGATTCTGAGGTCTACCGTTTTTCATTAAATATAAATACGCATTAACTCTAGCTAAAGCCCATTGTTTAGCACTTCTTACTTTGGGAGAATGACTTGTATTGAAAGCACCTAGACCTCTTTGAAATACACTAGCCAACATACCTACAGTAACGCTATAAGCAAGTTTATCTCTATACTTATCGTTAAATTCATCAGCTTTTTTCTGGAGAGTCTTACGGTCAGCAGCACTTACTTTAGCACCTGTCTTACCTTTAGCACTACCTTTAGCAGTTCCCTCTCCTTTTGGATTCTTATTAGGAGTATCTGATTTAGGTGCTTTAGGAGATGACTTTACACCACCTTTACCATCTGACTCCGCTAAATCTATTTCGCCTAACGATTTTAGTTTACCTCTACTCCATCTAAGGGCAGCTTTACCTCCCCAAGCATCATACATCAATTTGCCACACCCATCTGAGTAGCTTTTAGATGCCTCTAAATCTCCTTTATGACGAGATAAGAAACTGTACATTCTTTTAATTGTTGATACTGTCAAGTTGGATTTTGATGCTAATTGTGATGCTCTACGTTTTCCTACAGCAGTCCCACAAGAACCCCAACCATTCTCATCAACCCATTCTAAGACTCTCTTGGCGTTGTTTACGACTCCTTGAGGGTAATCACTATAAGTCTTTAGATTTAGCTTCTTAGAAGCGATATAATCAGCTAATTCAATTAATATTTCTTCCGCTTCTTCCTCGCTAATTTGATTGACTTCCCCCATATTAACTTTATCAGTAAAATACCCTTCAATAGAAAATCCTTTTACCTTTCCAGTCTTAACGTAGTTATTCCAAACTTCATCGTTGTTTACCTTCATCGAAACCATCCAAGTTCCTACAGGTAATTCCATTCCGTACTTTCTACTCTTATCGTGGGTTTCATCCTCAATAATCCAACTTTCTACAACAGATAACCCATATAATTTAGCCTCGTGTTCTAAGGTAGATTCATTTTGATTGCCTCTCATTAAGAATAGTTCAGATGCTTTTCTTACTGTATCTTCTGAGAAGTAAATATAGTATTCATCTTCGCCATCGGCTCGATATATATTCTTATTAGGCACTAATGCAGCCCCCATAAGAATTCTTTTCTCTTTGTCAACCTCAGCTAGTTCAACTTTAGTTTGTTCGCTAAGTGCTATAAAGTGTTCTTGAATTGCAGGTCTGTCAACTATACTAATAGCTTCAATACCTGATAGCAATTCTTCTTCGTCAATAAGTAGTTCTATTATTCTCATATTATTAAATTAATCACCGAGACCAGCATTTGTTATAATATTTCGGTCAAGTTCTTGTTGCATAGTAATATCTTTACCTACCACAAAGGCTCTTAGCGGTTGTTGTTGTGATGTTGCAACTGATTGTGCTAATTGTGATTCTGGTGATGCTCCTACCACATTGAAGTCTGGAGCTTCTACCTGAACACCTCCACCCTGTCCCCCTCCTGATGGATTCTTAAATGAAGTTAATGTTGTAGCTAAAATGTTTGCTATAGATATACCAGCACCCACATTATTTCTAGCTATTTGTGCTGTTGCTAATGCAGAATATCTTGCTAATGCAGTTGGGTCAATAGATTTAAGTGCAGCAGTAGCAGCATAACCAGCTCGTATCTGAGCATTTGATGCTTGTGTTCTAACTACAACATCAGCTATTGCAGCACCCTTTTCCATAATTAAAGCTGCTTTTTGTATCTCTTCATTCTCTCCAGCTATCGTTTTAAATAGTTGGCTTATTCCTTGAGCAAAACTTACATATTCAAGATTTACTCTTTGTTTTTCTTTTGTAGCTGCTATTTCTGATTTTAAATCATTCTGTCTTAGTTCTTCCCTTAGGTTAAATAATTCAACTTCTATTTTAGCTCTGGCATCCTGCTCTAAAGTAAAATCTCTTAGAGCAAACTGTCTCATTACTATTTCTTGTTGTATTCTTTTAGCATTTTCATCGTAATATTCTTGGTCGGCATCTAAGCTGAATTTAAGTAATTCAACAATCTTTTTTATTTGCTTTTGTCTAATTGTTAAAGCCTTGCTTTGTTGCCCATCTAAAGACTCTAATGTTTTATTCTGTCTTGCAGCATCTATTTGAATTAAAACATCATTAAAATCTTTCTCTGCATCTAATATAGATTGATTATATTCGTTA